TCAACAAGACCATAAAAGTTCTCTCGTTGATATTTATAATCATTCTCTATATCGTCTTCATTACTATTCGGTTTAACAATCTTTTTAGGAACTACAAATGAATTTTCTTTAATCGCAGTTTCTACAGGATCGAATACACCTAGTGCTTTATCAATTTCTGAAAATGGGTCTTTCATAATCTAACCTTTTTTTACATCTGTTCCACTAGTTGGATCATAGTTCTTTGCATCTTGAAAGAAAGAACTTGTTTCACTAAATCCAAAATCATCATCTGCATCAGCACTTGATGGGTTTGGTGCAACAGAATATCTCTGTTCTCTTGTAGGTGTAACTGCTGGTAAGTCTGAAAATTGATCTACCTGTACAGTTTTGATAACACTTGAAGAAGTAACAGGGCCATATAGATAAAACTTTAAAGTAAATGCTAAAGTATAGATAATTGCTCTACGACTTTCAAAGTCTCCTTGATAGTTATCTTCATAACCCACACTATTTAAAATGATTGGAACATCTCTTTTGATTCCCATATCTGCCATGTCGTTAAGTGTTAAAGTGTAATCTGGTTGAAAGTATGGAAGTATTTGTTCTACAATCTGCAACGCATCATCAGAGTTCTTTGCCATTGCATATAGAGTAATGTCCATGTTATATGGAACAGGCATGAACTGTGTGTCTAACTTATCTGCATTTGCACTAGAAGTTTTTACTTTTTTAAATTTCTGTACACGATTTAGTTTACGAGTGGAGTCATATGTTAATGAACCAATCTCAAAACCTAATCGTGGTAAAGTAATTGCAGCTGCACTTCCAAGTGATGGGTCTGCATCTAAACGAGTTAACCATTTTTGTTTAGGCCCATATGCAAGTGGTACTTTCATTGATTGTTGAATAACTCCAGAGTTGTCCTTACGAACTATCTGAATATTGTTAAACATAGTTCCAAACGCAACTATTATATTCCTTACTGTTTCGTGGTAAAATTGTTGTCCTAACATTATGTGGCACTCCCTACATCACCAAATGGATTTGATTCAGAAAAGTCTAATACTGTATCGTCAAGTTGGTCGAATAATTCATTTTGTGAAGTCTTATCTGTATCATAATCACCTACTATATAGTCTTCTGTAAGTATGTATGAAGCTATACCAGTATCAGCTGCATTTTCTAACTGGATAGAACCGACTTCATTTTCAAGTGTAATTTGGAATAGTCTTGCATCTGTAGATAATTCACCCTCTATTGCATCAATAGTTGCAATACCTGTGTCAATAACTTCTGAAGCATATTCAAACTGTTTACATCTTAATTTATATACTGGGTTGTTGTCCAGTTGATAAAAAGGTTCGTCATGGTCTACAAAGTTAATCTCAAACATCTTTTCAAAGACAGGGTGATAAACTAAATCTCCCTCTTGTGGTCTGTCTGCATCTGTTGTAGCCGTGTCTTGTAGTATATAAAAGTTTCCAGTAAATGATGAAAGATTAGATGAGTTACCAGTTTGATCTATAGTTCCAGATTCTAATGCAATAGAACCCCCACCTTCCTCTAAATTAATCTGACTGTCCATCTCTTGAAATCGTTCTTTGGAAACTACGAATGTAATTTCATTACGATTTTCTAAACCGAACTGTGATATGATTTCTTTATCACCACCAAAACCAGCACCATCTTCTACATACATTTCAATTGGTTCTGCATTTGTGTATTTGGATAGTGCATCTTCTCCGAGAACATTATCAAGTGCAACAGTTTCACGATTGACATAATATACATCATGTCCGTAAATCTGTATCGCTTCCTTAACTAAGTTTTGATACAGACTTCTTTCTGTTACAAGAGAGTGTAGATTACTCGTATGAAATGCACTATTAACAGCCATTTAATTAACCTTTAAACATATCTATAGGTGGTTCATTTAAAAACATTCTATCTTCTAAATCTTTTATTTCTTCTAATGCTTGTGAGAATATAGTTTCACCATTCATAGTGACCCCACCTAACATTGCAACACCAGAAAACTTAGAAAGGTTTGCACCCCATTGTCTTTTAATCAATGCAGTTGTGTATCTCTTTAGGAATATGTCATCAAACATATCTGTGAAAGTTGCTGGGTCTAATTTACGATAACATTCAATAACTAAGAACTCACCAATACTTATATCATTAGCCCAATCCATATCAATGTATAAACGATTTTGATGTTCATTAAAACGCAAAGGTTTTTCACCAATAAGAATGTGTGATAAGAAATCTAAATGTTGCATTGTCATCTCGTATTGGACAATTGATGTAGAACTAAAATCATACAAGTCGTTTAATCTAAGTTGATAACGAATATCAAACATATTATTTGTTGCAGTATTATCAAATGGAAAGATATTCATAACTGATATAACACTAGAAGGCATAGGTATAAATCCACCACCCTCTTTAAATGTTGCAGTTATAGAACTATCAGAAGAATCTGTTGCAGTTGTAGATGTATTGCCTGCAGCTCTTGCAACATCATCAGCAGTTATTTGATATTTAAGATACATTCTCTCAACACCATCATAAGAATAATGTGAAAAATATTGTAATGCTTCATCTATTCTATCATCTACTTGGTCATCTGATACGTTGATGTCAATAACACCAAAACCTAATGACCTAAGACAGTAGGACTTTAATGTTGCTTTTGTATTAGGTATTGCCATATCTTTTTCCTTTATATACTATTTAGTCAATAACTAAAGTCCAGCACCAATTGCAATTGCAAATGCTCTTGTTCTTGATTCTACTGCATCAACAAATGCTTTAATAGATTGTTGTGATGCGACCTTTGTTGCAGAATTACTTGCCATATCATCTTCATCTAAAAATGCAGTACCAGTTATTCCAGTATTTAGGACAGGACTTGTTAGAGTTTTGTTTGTTAGTGTTTGTGTTGATGTCAGTTGAACTACGTCACTTGATATCACAAAATCTAACTTACCATTTGTATCATCATAAGTAACTGTAATACCACTTTCAGTATTACTACCAATCATTGCACCAACAGCGTCTTGTAATTCTTCAGTTGATATTTGGACTGATGGAGATACACCAACAAACTTTCCAGATGAAGCTTGAAATGATAATAGTTTACCATCTACTTTTGCTGTGTCTCTGTCAACATCATCCATAAACTCAAGTCTAACTTCACCACCACCAGCACCAGACATTTGTGCTGAGGATACTTGTTTTGCAATGAGTGATCTAAAGTTATCAAATTCTTTTCGTAGAGTTGTAATTTGATTGACTTCTTCTGTGATATGTGTCTTTTCTCCCATACTGTCAAGATTAGTAATAACCTTGTCAATCAGAGTTGCAGTCTTCTCTACTGAAGTAGGTTCTTCAGAATCTTTAACCAGTTCTACTGGTTCTATATGTGTAGTTGTAGAGAACAATTCTTCAAGTGATTGTATTACACTCTCATCAATTGGTTTTTGTTTAGGATATTCTTCTTCAGGCCATTCGTTTGGCCATGTTGCTTCTGGTTTAGTAATCTCACTAAAGGTATCTACCAGATTTGCAAAGGTATCTAAGTTATTCTTTTCGTCTAGAGATAATCGTAACTCAACCTCAACCTTTGCTTCTTCGTGTGCAACATTAAGTCCACTAAACAGTTCAGTAATGTCTGCTTGTTCTATCTTAGGAACATGGGGTGCATGAACTTTAGTTTCTTTTGCAATAGACTCCAAATCTTCAAATAGATTCGTAATATCTGATTTCAACTCAAGTTGTTGAGATGGCATAATAATCCCCTTTGTTAGTATTTATAAAAAGGGAAATACCTCTAATCAGCAGCTGCTATTGAGTTGCCATCTATTGCTGCCCACACAAGGATTGCTTGGTAGTGTGTATTTTCATTATTTATTGGAATAGCAAGTTTTTGTCCATTACAGGTTGCCATTATACAAGTAATCTCATCATCTAATTTTTTATATTTTGCATTTGAAAAGTCCATAATTATTCCCTCTATAATTCTGATAATAAATGTAAGTAGGCAGATGCGTTATTTGTGTATAGTCCACCCCCATGTCCTGCTGTACCAGAACTAGTATTATCATCATATATTAAACATGAAGTGGTTTTTGAATAAGCCACAGATAGTACTGATAAAACATCACTACCACCATTTCTTTCAAATTTAAAATAGTTTGCTGTTTCGTCTTGTGCTATAGTTGGTGCAGCTCTCATAGGTGGAAATTTTAATATTCCCCTTGAATCACCACTACTTTGTTGCCAACCACTACATATTCCACCATTTGCAGCTGCTGCAACTACTTGAAAATACCTTTCACACAAATTAAATTCTTCCCCAAATGACCTATTCTCAAATGGTGTGGCTACAGAGCCTACTTCTAGTTGTAATCCAGTTATGAAGAAGTTATTGTTAGTGTTACTGTAGAAGCTGTCTATCCCTGCTGCTCTATTAGCATTTGTTGTATTTTCCCAACCAGAAGCTAGTGTGCCACTAGTAAATGTAGAGCCACCATGCAACCAAAAGTTTACTGAAAGACTCTTAGCATTATCATCATCAAATGGACTTGAGCCATCATCTGCATCTGCTTCAAATGTTATCTCATGTCTTACCCAATCTGTTGTAGTAGCAAATAATTTTCCATTTGTTCTACCATTATCTTGGTCTTGTATTTCTGCATTAAAATCAAAAGCAGCATTTGCCTTTACATAAAAACTAAGTGTAATTTGTTTTGCTCCACTAACACCTTTGCCTATTGCTTGGACATCTTGACCCTCAATGTGTTGTTGTAAAACAAGAAGTTCACCTGCTGCTATAGATGCATCTGCTGTAGTGCAGTCTAATTTCATACAGTTAGCAAATCCAACAGGCCCATCAGCAGTTTGTGTCATAGTTAGTCTACCTGCTGTATTTCCTGCTTCTAGATACCATCTATCTAAAGTAAAATATCCACTTGCTGCACCTATCCCAGTAACACTTGCACTTCTCTGAGCTACACCCATTGCACCATTTATGACGATATTCCGTCTGCCACCAATCTGTCCACTAGTTACTGC